CATCTTCTTTTGACGCCTCGTATGCCCTATCAAATAGGTCTGCATCAAATCGTTTTGACTCTATAAAGTTGTACATTGTTTAAGCTCTCTATTATGTTGAAACTCTAGGAAGTATTTCTAAGGTAAATGTTGCCATATAATTATTACCTGCGTCTGGGTTCCAACCTGTATTTAGAGCAGGATTTGAAGAGTCTCTTTGGGGATATAACGCATACCACCAGATTAAATCTTTACTACTTACATCTCCATAACCTTGAAATTGGGTAAAGGAACTCCAATTACTACTGCCGCTTTCACCAAAAGTAGGATTACTATCGTAGCCAGAATTGGATACGTTTCCTATCATTAACCTAATTACATTTCTAGCTTGATTACTCAGAGTTGCAGTATCCGCATAGTATGAACTTGTACCATTATCTGTCGTTGTTATGTTAACACTAGTAAGATTAGAAAGTGAAGGAGATTGAAAAGAAGTTCCTACGCCCATGCTTGCACGAGATCTTATAATTAACCAAAACAAACCTTCAGGCCGTTGAGTTCCGCTAACATAGTTAAACTTAACAAAGCGGCCATAGTTTGAGTTCCATTGTAATGAATGTAATTGTATACTCCGATATGTATAGTTATTCTTGCTGCCGTACCTTGAATAGTTTCTATAATGCTGAACCCACGGTTGTCCGTTTTGCCCATTATGTGCTGAAGTAACAGGGGTCGGGTAAGAAGATGAGCTATAGCTTGTAGCTCCACACATTAAGATTATATCTTGCTCATCAATCCAATCTGGCATGATATAATAACCAGAGCTATAGTATGCAGGGCCACTATAATAAGCGTTATCTGTACCGTCAAAATTAGCTATCCGTCTTGGCGTATTGACTAAATAAGTAGTTGCTCCTGCACATCCGATATAATTGCTTGCTTTATGATTTTGGTTTTCATTATCTTCCGCATACCAAGATGCGCTTACAGCTTTTGCGTGTGTTTGAAACTTATTTGTGGCCCTCATCATTCTAATGCCTCTGGTAGAAGCTATAGATAGGTTTGAGTCAGTTCCTGCTGATTGATGACTTTCTTTATAAAGATCACTCCACCTTACATTTGTACTTGCTATTGCCATTTTTGATTAACCATTTCTTTTAGTTCATCAATTTGCTTTTGCTGTTCTTTGATGGCCTCTATTAGAAGTCCATGAAGCTGGTCGTAGTATACAGTTTTATATTCATTTCCCTCTTGCCCATGAAAAACTAAAGATTGAGTTTCAACAGCACTAGGAAGTACATTTTCAATTTCTTGTGCTATTACCCCTGCACTTTCTCTACCATCTGAATTGTAAGTAAAAGTATAACCACTAATTTGAGATATTTTATCTAAAGCGTTTTCTATTTTATTTATATTATGCTTTAGTCTTTGATCTGAAACAGTTGTGGAATAAGCAATAATATCGCCATCAACGTGCAAATCGCCCCCATCTGTTAGCCTCATCTCCTCCGATGCAGCGGTGTACCATCTAATACCTACATCGTAATCGTAGAAAGTGTAGTCGTGAGTATTTCCGTCATAAACATCTACGGCGGTAGAATTTATGCGGTGGTCATTTTCAAGCCTAAAAGCATTTCCAGATAGCGTCATGCCATAATTACCATCTGCGGTATATGTGTCGCCTGTTCCTGCTGGACCCTGTGGACCTTGAGGGCCAGTAGCACCAGTAGATCCAGTGCTTCCAGTGCTTCCAGTAGAACCTTGTGGACCTGCTGGACCTTGAGGGCCAGTAGCACCAGTAGATCCAGCGGCTCCATCGTTTCCTGCTGGACCCTGTGGACCAGTAGATCCAGTGGAACCAGTTGGCCCTTGGAGAGCAGCATTAGTAATAGTTTGCTTTTCCCATACACCAGCCGAAGCATCGTAGACAGGTATAAAGTCACCACCTACGGCATCTGTTCCTGTAGCAAAAGCTGTAAGAGCAGTACCTACGTTTGCTGCATCTGTAACATCAGCACTCGCTTCGATGGCATTTAACTTACTGTGATCAGCATCTGTAAAAACATTACTATCTGTGGCAGCTTCTACTGCAGTTCTTATCTCTGCATTTGTTTGATCGGCTGTTGCCGAAGCCTCTATAGCATCTAGCTTATTTTTTAATGTTGTAGTAAAGTTCTCTTGGGTTAAACCTCCAGCACCTACAGATAATGTACCTGATCCTAAACCTGTGACATGTCCGTATGTATCAAGAGTAACATCTTGAATAAAAGTTGTACCTGAGTTGTCTACGCTTGCTTGACTAGAAGTATCTGTGTGAGAAATGGTTCTGTTTGCTGTAAGATCTCCTCCACCAGTTAATCCACCTCCAACAGAAATAGTACGAGCAGTAGGAACTTTTGCATCTAGTGCAGTTTGAAGACCATCTACATTAGAGATAACGTGAGCATGACTATCATCTTGAACAGCAGCAGTAATACTAATATCTGCTGAACCGTCAAAAGAGGCACTACCTGTCACATCTCCTGATAAAGCTATAGTACGAGCAGTAGCTAAAGCTGTAGCAGTAGCAGCATTACCAGTAGCAGATCCTGCAGTTCCAGACACGTTACCTGTTACATTGCCTGTTACATTACCTGTAAGATTAGCAGTAACTGTTCCAAACTGAGGGTTAGCACTAGTAGTTATATCCTGTGCTGTAGCAAATACTGTACCTGTAAGAGTAAGCCCTGTACCTGCAGAATAAATAGTAGTGTCAAGCATATGCACAAAGGTAATTTCAGTAGTGCCAAAAGTAATAGCACCAGCTACGTTCATAACGTCTAGCGCACCACCATTTACTGCACCTGCAGATACAAAGAAAGCATCACCTTCACCTAGTGCATCTTTATCTGAAGCACCATAACTGTCTGTATCCGTAGTACGTGTTAAGACCCAATTAGCACTACCACTGCCTACTGTCGTTACTTTGTATACACCGTTATGCCTTGCATTAGTTTGACCTTTAATAAGAACACGATCATTCAATACTAAAGACACACTATCAATTACAATAGCCGCTTGGGTTCCTGAGTTTGTAAGAGTAGCTCCTACACCGCTTGAGCCATTATTATATGTTGAAGGAAGATTAGTAGCAATTGAAACTCTAACAGGGTCGTGATAATGTACACCTGCAGCAGCAATAGTGTCTACATATTGTTTTGTTGCAACTTGTAATGCTGTTGTAGGATCTGCTGCTAGTGTTATACTTCCAAAAGTAGGAGTAGAGTTTGTAGCTACTGCCTGTCCTATAGATATAGCACCATCATTATATGTTACACCTGTTCCACCTGACAAGTGAGAGTTTACTCTAGCATCTGTGTAGTATAAGTTAGAACCTTCAGCTAAACCACCTGTATTATGATTACCTAATGTGACTGCTGTTTCTAAATCTCCAGAAGCATCAAGAAGAGTTGTTCTTGAAGCTGGCATGGTAATAAATACATTCTTAGTACCTGCTTGAAAGTTTTGTGCAGAAGTACCGTTAGAGCCTGAAATAACTGTAGTACGTGTTAGCGTATTTCCAGTATTCCAAGTTCCAAGGCCAACTTCCCACTCATCGACTCCTGAAGAAGTATGTACTATTGCATAATAAGTAGTATCACCATTTGACAAATAAGATTGAAATGTATCAAACGTATCAGCAGCACCACCTAAAGCAATTGCTCCTGTTCCAGTTGTTACAGTAGTCTCTTTTACACGATCTTTTATTACAAAAGCCATTATGCGATGCCTAACTTAATATTATGTTATACGTACTACCGCAGTGTTATGTGCAGCGGCTGGAAATACAATAGTAAAGTCACCGCTTGTTGATGTTACAGTTCCACCAAAGTCAAACATAGCTATTGCTTTGTTACTCTTTGATGAGTTATATAGGATTGCTCCTACAGCAGATATTGTTAAGTTTGCAAATACTTCATCTGCAAAGTCTAGAAACGCTGTATTATTAGTTGCATCTAAAGCAATAGTGGCACTATCTAAAGGCTGACCACCTGCAGAATAATTAGTTCCTACAGCTTCATCTGAAGCACCTGTTACGACTGAGTAGTTTGTAGTAGCTGCACCGTATGTACCAGAATGACCTACTTTAATTAGAGCTATTTTTATTGTATCAGTATCTAAATCGTGAACACCACCAAGAAGCTCTTGCTTGAAGCTGTTGCACATTGCAGTTGTAATAGCCATCTTGTGATGTCCTTTATGTTAGGAAAAAAGCATAAAAGGGCCAGCTTGACGCCAGCCCTTAAATAGTTTATCAGTTAAGCAGCGTTGTACTTAGCTGTGATAATTGCTTCACTGCGAAGGATCTTGCGCCCATAGAGGTGCATGCCCCGGCAAATGTCAGCAAAGGAGTCAGGATCACGATAAGTCTCAACTTTAGAGAGTTGCTCTGCAGTTGCTACAGCAGAATCGTGACCAGCTACGATAACACCATAATTAGTGTTTTGGTTAGCTGTTCCTGCAGTACCTGCACCAGTACCTACTGATGGCAGATTATTAGACTGATAAACACGGAAGCCGTGAATATTAGCTGCCAATAGACCATTCATCAAGCCTGAACCACCAAAGTCGGCATTCAAGAGGCGTGAATCTTCGTCTTTTAGCATTTCTACCATTACCGGGTCAAGAACGACCCATCTTCCTCTAGTGTCTACACTCTGCTCGTCTAAACGGCGAGACATACGAGATAGAACCTGTAGAGGTGTTGCAGTTGCGGTAGATACTGCAGTTGCACCTGTCAAGCGGGGTGCGATTGGAATTGAGTGATCTCCTGCAGAACTTGTAGTAATGTTTGCAAAATCTCCCTTCTTCAGCTTATTTGCGGCTAAAAGTTCGTCCGAACCAGCAGAAGAGTTTTGCTTAGTACCGTTGACTACTGTATTAACAGCGTTGGCTGTGGTGAAACCAGCAAGATACTTTAGAACATCATTGTCCATTGCATCTGCCATTTTATAAGCAGCACGATCAGTGGAAAGGCGCATAAAGTCGATGTGCGAATGAGCCTCTTCAATATCGTCCAGCTTAAACGCAAAATAGTTAGCTTTGTCGATTGTAAGTTTAAAATCGGCGTCCACTAAATCCTGAGTTGCTGTAGCCGTACCACGAGCTAAAACATTAACAGTGATGTCTGGTTCCTTCAGAATCCTAACTGAGTCACCTTGACCAGAAATCTCGCCAAAATAATCACTATTTGTTATTGCGTTTATAACAGCACTTTTGCGGAATGCAAGTTGTGCCTGTTTGGAAAAAATCTCAGGTGAGAAGTTTCCTGAATTCAGGTTGGTATAACCCGAAGCTTTTGCGAATGCCATAATAATTTCTCCTATAGATATGACAATTGAGATTGAAAACATCATATCCACATAAGAGGCCAGCATTTTTCTAGAGTAACTCTTTTAAACAGTTTGCTGCTGCTTAGAGAGGGTCTGTACTTTGTTGGGTAATCTTCTTGTGGCTGTTGCTTTTTAAGTTAAGCACATGCAGGTAACTAATTATAGTGCTGCATATGCCTATAGTTTTATCTATTAATATTAAAGTGTCAAGTTATTTCTTTAAATCATAGACAAATTTTCCAGAACGCATAGCATCTAATATTTCATCTTGACGTTCTTCGTATTCTTTGAGAGACATACTCTTGACCATGCTTTCACTTAAAGTCTTGCTCGAATCTTCAGCGTCTACTACAGTACGTCCACGAGCCTTGACCGAAGCGGCTGCAGCTTTATCTGCATTAGGCTTTTTAGTTTTTATACCCATGTCTGATTTGTACATATCAATAACACGAGCTACAGACTTTACATCGTCAGGGTTGTCGTACAAAGCATCTTGATATACTTTGGGTTGCTTTTCTGCCCAATCATGGAAAGCATCATCATTTCTAATACTTTCAAAGTCGGGGTGTAGGTTCATAAGTTCTACTTCTGCTTTTTCTTTCTTAGCAGCATTCCTCATTTCTTCTACTTCTTTTAATCTTTTATCTAGATCAGATGAACGCTCTGTTGCTTTCTTATCTGCAATAGCTTCAACTATTCCTGCTATATCTGGATACTTTTCAGCCCAAGCATCTATTTCATCTTGAGACTTAGGTAATACTAATTCGTTTTTAGCTGCCTTAGATAATTGATTTTCTAAAGTTTCTAAACGAGAGGTCCACTCTTTTTCTTTAGAAGCTAAATGTCTCTGTATATCGCCATAACGTTTTTTAAAAGATTTTTCTTCGCCAGTTAAATTAGCAGTGTCTTCTTTTGGTGCTTCTGCCTTTTTATTTTCTTTTTGTTTGGGATCACTTTCATCCGAAACTGAGGGTTCCTCAACGCTCTTGCTATTGGGTTCCTCTTCTTGTTCTGAATCCGTTTCACTTCCTAACAACTTTTCTAGTTCTTTTTCAGTTTCTTTAATCTTTTCTTCGTTACGTTTATGCAAAAAGCTATGCATGGGTTCTTTAGCTAAGTCAGTAGACATAGTAGTTCCTTATGTTGGGGCCAGCATTATTGCTGGGTATCCTTATAGTTGGTTACTTCTTTTTCTTCTTCATTAGGCCACCTTTGTTGAAGCCTCTTTGTATTCCTCTTGCATTCTCTGTTAGAGAGCGTTTTATTCTAGCTCCTTCTTTCTTTATGTCATCTATTTCTTCTTTCGTTGCAAGGTTTTTCTCTGCTTTTGCAACTACTCTTTTAGTATTTTCATCTGCTCTAGATGCAGCTTGCTTCATTGCATTTTTACGTTCTTGTGTATTATCTTTTTCCCTTCTTACAGAGGTTTTAGCAGGTTTTACTGTACTAGTAGATGCACCTGAAGTAAACTTCTCTACAAAAGCTTCTTTATCATACACTGAATCTTGATTTTCTTCATCTCTAGCATTTGGTACGTCATTTAAAAATGTTGTTGTTACTTGAGGAGGAGGAGGTACAGGCGGCATACCTGTAGTTCCAGCATCTACCATTCCTGCTGAATATCCGTATTTACCTCTATTTGACTCAGGGTCAAACTCTTCAGGAGTATAAGCTGCTTTAATATCCTCTGCTTCTTTTTCTACTTTTTCTTCACCTTTAAATGTGTTTGTTATATTACCCCATAGTGTTTGTAAAAATCCAGGTTCATCCTGTTTAGCTACTTCTAATAAGTTTGCATAATAGTCGGACTCATTTGGATTGTCTGCATTTTCTACTCTTCTTTGTATTTCATTATTTGTTCGTCTAGCAGAATCAGCCATACCTAGTTTAACAAAAAGGCCCATTACAGGATTAATTGCACCTATACCTAAACTTACAAGATCTCCTGTAATGTTTTGTTGATCCTTTACCATCTGCTCTAACTCTTTACCAGTTAGTTCTTCAAAGTTTATAGCTGGTGCTGTTGGTTCAGAGCTAAAATTATTATCATTATCTTCTCTCCTGTTAGCTTTTTCTGCTTCAGAAGGTTCACTAGACTCTGCAGGTTTCTGACCTACAGGATAGTAGCCATCAGGTATAACTGCCATAGGTACGCCATTAAAAAAAGGTATAAGTAACATTTTACCTTCATCATTAGTGTACTCTACATAAGTAACACCTGCAGTCTGCCCTAAAACTGGGTTTTCTACAACGCCTCCCGGAGCATATCCCCTAGTCATGTAGCCACCTTTGTTCATCATAGGAGGTTCTGGCTCACCGTCATCGTCTACTTTAAGTTCAGTTGTATCAAAAGGAAGTTCATCTCCAATTACAGCAATACTTACAGGCTGACCTCCAATACGTCCTCCTGCTTCCATACTACTAAAGCCCATCTTTGCTTGCGCTCTAAGTTCCTCAAACAGTTTTACGCCATGAAAGCGTACAACATCAGCAGGTACTACATATTCACCTTCACTTAGTTGTGCTGGTATATCATCTCGTACTTCTTCTGCAAAAGATCCTGGAGGTACTTCGTTTCCTGATACAGGATCAAACTCTTCTACTTCTCCTCCTAGAGCAAAAGCTTGGACTGTTTGATTTGAAGTATTTCTCATTGTCATTCCACCTTCATTGAAGTTTTTAATAGGTTTAGTAGCTGTAATTATTTTATCTTTTAATACTACATTTTCTGGGCCAAATACGTTTTCTACAAAAGGAACATATTCATCTGTAGTTTGAAATCTTTGCCATCCTTTAGATGTTTGTCTCGCCCCTTTTAGTCTGTCTTTACTGTCACCTTCATATACAGAAAAATGAGCCTTTCCTCCTGGTTTAACTGCATTTTCTGCTTGTTTTATTACATCACTTATATTTGTATCTTCTTTTATAACATTAAGAACATTGTGAGACATAGCCATATCTGATTTACCATTAGATATTGCATCAACTACTTTTGCATTGTGTTCTGGTGTTCTATTGAAGGGATCATATACCTTTACAGTTGCACCTTGCTCTGCAGCATCTTCTACAAGATTATTAAATCTTCCTCCTCCAATATCTACTATAAGATCTTTATCTTTAATATCACCTCGTTCTTTTAATGTATTATATCCTTTTGCATTTTTTGATGCATTTATAGAAGTAGCAGCAGAGTCGTACATTTGTTTTGGGTAAGACCAAATAGAATTAGATACAGGAGGTAATACTTTAAAGTTTGGGTTTCGTACTCTGTCACTTAGTTCTGCAATAACTTGGGCAGGCATAGTTCCTGTACCAGAGCCACTAACAATACCATTATCTCTTGCAATTCTTAGTAGATCTTTTTGAGAAGTACTTCCACTCTCAATAAAGTCAACAGCTTCTTGTGTTACTGTATTATCAAAAACAGATGCAGGAGCATTACCATCCATCTTATATTGTGGTACACCTGTTGCTACTGCGTCTGAACTTTTGGCAGGCTTTAGCCTAACATTACCAAGTCCAGAACCCATAGCATTCATATCAACGTCTACACGCTTTGCTACATCAAATACTTCTCTTGCACCTTTACGTATAGCCTTTGCAGCTACATCACCTAATCCGGGTATAAGCCCTACTAAAGCAGCACCGCCCAGCGCACCAGCTAAATAGTAGTTAGGTTCTTCCTTTTGTAGTTCATCATATACTTCTTTAGCTGCCATTGCATCACCAACAATAGGCGTCATTTCTGCTACAAACTTACCTACGTCTTTGATAGATACATCAGGAGGAGTATACTCTTCAGCGAACTTCTTACCTTCAGCGGCATAACCTAATGCTTCTTCAGTTTGATCCATTTACTTCATCTCTCAAATATTTAAGTAATCTTAATGCACGAATAGCACCTTGATGCCTGTATATTTCATCTCTATCACCTAAAGATTCCATACTTTTATGTTGTATTGCTATGCGTTGATCTAGCTCTTCTATAAAAGCATCCCACACAGGTTTATCATTTACGAGTGTTCTAAGCGACATTACCAGTAAAACCTTGTTCTCCTGGAAGTGGTGCTGTACCTGTACCTATCTGAGATCCACCTCCTCCAGAAGTGTCAGCAACAGCTTGTGGCCCCTGTCCTTGTGGTTCTTGAGGTTGAGGAGCCGCTACACCTTCTGCAGTCTCAGGAGGAGCTACAGGCTGCTGAAAGCCTTTCAGTATTTCTGCTTGTATAGCTGCATCTTGCATAGAGTTAGTTATCTTGTCTGGATCTAAGTCCATGCTCTTAGCAATCTCTCGTATAACATAATCCATCTTAGCAAAAGGTGCTAGTGTTGGGTTCTGAGCAACTTGCAAGAACTGCATTAGACGTTGTGAGCGAACTTCGTTAGCCATCAAGCTTTCTGTACCTGATGCTTTAACTTCTAAGTCACCTCGTATACTCTCATCAAAGTCAAACTGCATGTTAAAAGCAAAGAAAGCTTTACCTAGTGGGGCAATAAGATAGTCATCTACATTCTTTACAACAGTACGAATACTACCGTTAGCAGCAGACATAAGCATACTAATGCCAGAAGCTGTACGCCCAACACCACTAACACCAGTTTGCCCATGAGCAAAACTAGGGAATCCAGTCGATTCATCAGCTAAAACCCTTGCTTTATCAAATAGTTGTAAGTTTTCTTGTGCAACGTTGGGAAACTTGGTGCCAAAAATGCTTTGGCCTGGAGCGCCCCCTTGTCTCCGAAACACCTTGCCTGGGTACACACTTAAATCTTGCCCCGGAACCATATTTGTCTCATCAACCTCGATTATAAGATTACCAGAAAGTGCAGCATTGTCAATAGCCAAACGCATGAAGCCATTCATTAAAGTCTGAGTGTCATCCATATTTTCAGCAATACCTATACCAAAGAAACTGTATGGGTTATGCTCAAATGGTACTGCGTAGTAAGGTATTCTAGAAGGTTTAAATGGATTAAGTACAAAACGAATTACTTCTCCGTTACAAACCCATATATTACAGTTGAGTTCATCTAAAGACTTATACTCTGTAGGTATATTAATGCCATTCTCTTTTAGATGCTCTACGTCTACGTAACCCCAAAACTCTAATACTTCCCAACGCTCTGAGTCAGGAGTAGTATCATCATCTTGCATAGCCATTTCCCAGTACTTCTGTACGTAGTTGGCTTCTTTACGTATAGCTTCTTGAATAGCATCAGGCATAAAGTAAGGGCGAGACTTTAACTGGCGAAGCTGTGTCTTAGACATCTTGTGTCTTTCAACAACATATTCAGCATCAGCCATACTTGAAGCTTCTGGATCAGGATAAAAATCCCAAACGCTTACATGGTTAGTCTCAGGTACAGTTTTAATAAGAGGAGAGTAGTTACCTTCATCATCCCAATTAGGATACTCTTTATCTACTGCAAACGGCCCTTTCATAACACCTGTTCCTAAAAGGGATTGCTCAAATGCCATAGAGCGAAGATGTACAGAAGCATTAGATTCCTGCAACTGGTCGTGTATCTTCTTCTCCATCTTCTTAGCTGCAATCATAGCAGGATGCCAAGATACTGTAGTAGGTGTAGTACCATCCCCTTCAACTATCTTGTCAGATACGTCTGCTAAGTTATCTTCTACTGGCCCTAGCCTAGACTTCAAATCCTGAAGAGTTTCTCCGGGTTGAAGTTTTGTAGTACCATCAATCAAGTATGGAGTAGGAGGAGTAGCCTTAGTAATAGTAGATAGTTTATCCCCTGCTTTTTCTGCATTAGGATCTATGTTTACATGTACTGCATCTGCTACGCCATCAGGTAATACTGTAGGGTCAACAGAAAGAGGAAACTTATTGTTCCCAAAAAGTACATCAACTATTTGTCCATAGGCTGCGATTGTTTTAGTTTTAGTAACCTTTACAAATACGCGAGACTTCTCTGTGTCTGTAAATTGTACATCTGGACCATACAGCCCTCTGTAGTTGCGATATGCACGAAGCCAACGTTCTTCATCTCCTTGCCTAGCATCCTCAGAACGCTTAAATCGCTCAGAAACAAAAGCTACTACATCAGGTTTGGAATCGAAAATACTTTCTTTCCCATCTTCTGCAGCCGTAACTTCATCTGTTTCAAATGATAGATCTTCAATTTCTGCCATACTTAATATCCAAACTTGTTGTCTGCGGCTTGAAAGCCTGTTCTTTGATTGTCGGGATTAAAATCCCATATTGAACTTCTAGGTCTAGTCATAATGCCGTATCGTAAAGCATCGTATAAGTGGTCTTCTGCATTTGTATCTACGTCTTCAGGGTTTCTTTTATCTAAAGGTATCACAGGTATCTGTGCTATTGTTTGGGTGCAGGTAGACATGAATACCAGCCTTGGCTTTTCGGTAAACTCATCTACCTGCAAACGGCGGTGTATCTCATTTTTTCCAGAGACACGCGAACCACGAGAACGGTCAGATGGCCTCCAGCGACAACCCTTCTGATTCATCTGTTCTGCTAGTGATGGCCCGGTATCTCCTCTGTTGTGCCACAAAGAAGAATCCAGAACGCCGTATCTTATTTGTCCATCTTCAGCTTCAGCTTCTAAAACCATATCTGCTAAATCGGACGCTGTAACTTTAGAGCAGTATAATTCACGATATACGATAAGCTGTTCGTCAGGTGCAACTGCAAACCAGATAACCCCTGAGTAACTGCCATAACCGTAGTCACAAGCTCTAAACTTAACCCAACTGTGGGGTATTCTATAAGGTTCGACAACGTGTATCTGCCTATTAAACTCTGGAAAGGCTGCACCTTCATTTATATCCCAATTACCTTCTAGTAATTGCTTTCTTTGATGCTCTGGTAGAGAGAGTAGCATAGCTTCATAATCGCCACTTTCTGCTAAATACGGATTATCAAATAGACTAGCAGGTATAAACCTACGTTTAAATAAAGCTTGACCTTCTTTACTGTGTCCTTTCGGATAAGTTAGTACTTTGTTAGTTTCTATGTCTGTAGCCCAAAAGGACTGATTAGCTGGGGCAGGATCAATAAAAGTCTTTTTAGTCCATGCGTGACCTGCTCCTCCTGGATTTGTTGTTGCTCTCATGTACAAGCCTAAGTCTTTACTGTAGGCAGATCTTAAACGTGAGCGCATATATGAAAATGCGTAGGGGCTAGACCACTGAGTAAGTTCGTCAAATCCTATCCAGTTGAACGCTTGCCCTTGGTAACGAGTAACATCAGTGTCTTTATCAAGGTACGACATCCAGAGCCTACCACCTTGAGGAGAAGTCCATTGCGACTTACGCTCTGACCATTTAATTCCGGGTATTGCACGAGGGTATAGTTCTTGGCTCTTCTGTATTAATTCTCTAAGTTCCTCTGTAGTGTGTCGAACAAGTAACCCACTGAAATTAGGGCTATTTAATCCGTGAAGTGGATCAGCAAGCATTGCGTAGCTCTTACCACCTCCAGCCGCGCCGCCGTATAGTACTTCTCTTTCTGAAGCAGACAAGAAAGAACTTTGAGGGCCAGGATTTGGTTTAAATACTACCTCTTGTGCAAACTCTACATCATAAGGTTCTGCTTTTACTTCAGCAGGTACTACTTTCGGTGTAGTAACCTGTGTTTTTCTTTTCAAGCTTTTCAATTTCCTCAAGGGTTTTTTTGAGCCGCTTGGCAAGGTTGTATTTAATAGCAGATGCTTTTTTACGTCTTCGCTCAACTTCTATTCTTTTCTTTAGACCTGCATGAGAAATGTTACGCCCTGTTTGTGTAGTCAGCCAGTTTGCAACTTCTCTATAAGAGTACTGCTTTAAGTGTTTCTTTGCAAGTACTAAAGCTTCTAATTCATGTTCTATAGGCAACAGTAGATTTTCATTTTCAGGATCATCTACATATCCAAAAGGTACTGTCTTAGAAACTTTAACTATAGGATGCCAAACTTTATCTTTTTTATTTCTAGGTAAAGGTAGTTCCCAAAAACCTAGATCCCTAGCCCATTCACTCATTCTGACCTTCTTTAGGTGGTAAGTAGAAAATGCCCCCACTAGAAGAGGAGACATCAACTTTTTCTACTTTTCCTAACCCAGCGCGATCAAGTAGATCTTTTGCTGCTGCCATCTTATCTTTTATACCTAACTCAGTAGGATCATGGAGAGCAGAAACAAGAGCCATAACAGCTTTAGGCGCAGTTTGCGAAAAGTATGCACGAGTAGCTTCAGCAATTTCATCTCTTAAAGAATCCGTTATCATTTTAGTTGGTGTTTGAACACTATAACCTGCAAGCTTTTTTGCGTATACAACATCTCCACCTGCCTCTTCAAAAAGGACAGCTAAAAACTTCTGTTGATTTTCGGTTAGGTTACGAGCCATTGTAGTTTTCCTTGTTATAACATAAGTTATACTTAAAATACCTACAAATGCAAGTATTTATTTTGAACCGTATATTATGCGAGTTATATCACCTTTAGAAAGACCTATATCTTTTAGTTCTTTTTCAGACATATTCTGTAGTATATACCAATCAGCCCTGCGCTGTTGGTTCTCTTGAAAGTTTAATAGAGCCTTTTTAGCCCATGCTTTAATTGCATCCTTTATAGATATTGCACCTGTAGTTACAAAGTTTCCTACTAATTCCATTTCCGTATTCCTATGTTAAAGTTGTCCTAATTGACAACACATAGTTATACTTATTTGTTAGCGGTAAACTACAGACAAGTTGGAATACCTGTTACCCTCTAAGAGCAATACACTACTTACTACGTTTTTGTCCGGGAGGGTTAGATGCACCACAAGATACGTAGCCTCCTTTACCGTACCCAGATTTCTTCTTAGGCATACCGCCATACATGTAACCCATCTTAGCTGCTACTTCTGGTGCTTCTTTCTTTAGAGCTTTCATTCCGGGATTCATCTTCTTGTTCATGCTTATTTCCTTTTTTCGCAATTACATTTGTCCATATCATCATTACATTTTTTGCATTTCATCTCTTGTTCTCCCTATACATTCTTATGCAATTTACGCAAGTATTTACTGTTACTAGTACTAATATCAGCACTTGCCATAAGGTCATTACCACTTAACCTTATCGGCCCAATATGCTGCACTCATTTTTCCTTTAGCTATATTCTTACCGTGTCTTGCTTTGAAGCTTTTACGTTTAGCTTTCATGCGGTCCGATTCACCTTTTTTTGGTTTACCAGCAGTTTTGGCTCCCTGCTCACCGAACCTGATGAGTTTAATTTTGTCACCTTCTTTGGCAAGCACTGCGTGGGATTTCGTAGGATGTTTAGGTGTTCTTTTAGGTTTATTGTAACCTTCAAATGTTTCTCCTCTATACTCAATAGCCATTAAACGTTCTCCCCATCTTCTACCATTGTAGGTACAAGAATACAGCCACCACGAGCATAGTGTCCTTTAATCAAAAAACTATTTCTTGCTTGTTCTGTATAAACTAAACATTCCTGCATTGTAGGATACAAATCCTCTGCATTGCTAAACACTATACAACTAGAAACATCAGCACTACTGCAAGCCATTACTAAAGATAAAAACATATTACTTATACACCGTTGACTTTAAGTATTCTAATTCAAGTCTTATTTTAACTAACTCTTTTTCTAATTGCCGAACTTTTTTTATATTTTCTTGAACGGATGCAGGTGGTTTCCATTCATCTATCCAATTATCATTTTCTTCTATTTCTATTAGCATCATAGATGTATCATGCTCAAGAAAAGTTAATCTCTCTATAATACCGAAGTATGCCCATACACTTACAGCAGTTGCACCAACTAAAGCTAACAAGTTTTTTAATGGTATAGTAAATTCTGAACTTTCAGATAACTTATTAGCCATTACTTCTGAAAACGCTCTACTTTAGGAAAAGCTTTACGCAGTATAAACTTAACGAGGTTCTTTAAGTGTTTATACACAAAACCTATTGCACTATTTAAACTATTAGCTGTACTTAATAAACTTAATAAATTCCACATATTATTTTTTCCCTGCTTTTGCATTACGAGGAAAACTTCTGTTTTTAGCTTTAGACACTACAGACAAGTTTTTCCTAGAGTTATTTTTTGTATTGCCATCCTTATGATGTACGTCTTTAACATCACCCTTTTTAGCTAAACCACCAGCTACCATTTTACGCCTAGCTTTCTTACGTTCATCATTACGCTTGCGCTGGGCAGGTGTGCCTTGGTAGTTCTTATATTCTTTTTTGTAGTTACGATGCGCCATTACGATTTCTTAGCTTTCTTCTTAGCTGTAGCACTTAACTCAGAAAAATGATATAACCTCTTACTAGTTTTACCGTGTGTCTTACCTGAATGCATTTGTCCATTAGGCATTTTATGCATACCGCCTTTATGCTCAGTACCATCTTTAAAGTAATGCTTTACACCTTTAGCCATTATGCTTTCTTCCTTTTAGCTTTCCAACTTATTCTAGCTGGGCCAGTTTTCTTTGCAGCCATCCTTTTAGCTGTAGGAGAACTTGCTTTACTTGCAGGTCTACATGCAGGGTAGGCTCTAGACTTATCTTTTTTGCCACTACGCCCACACTTCTTGCCTGTCTTTACGTCACGCCAATCCTCTTTAAACCATTTAGTTAAGCCACCTTTAGGTTTACTAACCATAAGTGCCACCACGTTTCTTATATTCACGAACTAACCAAGCTGAACCATATGCACTAGGCCAAGCTTTAAATTTCTTCTTTCCTTCAGCTTTTACTCTAGAATAAAGTGCTTTATTTTTAGGTTTAGCTTTTTTTGACATTACCATTTACCTTGTATAGATCCGTAATAATATATTATACCTATTCCTATACCAGAAACAAGAATAAAAAGAAAGACACCTACTGCCCAACTTATACAAGCATCTACAAACTCTTGCTTTTGGTATACTAGTTCTTGCTGCTGCTTTCTTTGTTTAGCTTCTATTTCAACTATTTCTTTCCAAGCTGAAGGTCCATAAGCAAAACTAATGTACTCTCTTAGTTCTTCACGATATTCTTTTAGTTTTTGTTTCTTTTCCCAGATCTCTAAAGCATTAGCTTGATTATCACTAAACATCTTATACAGAGGTGGCTTTTGAGCCTTTCTCTCTAGAAAATCTAAGTCACTAACAGCTTTAGACCAAGTACCCAAAGTACCAGCCATACTTTGAATGTCTTTGCCCATAGCCACGGCTTTTTTAATGCCTGAAAAAGCTGCAGACGCCCCAGCCATAATAGTAAATGGGTCCACAACAACTCCCCCTTCATTGTGTTAGCCTATACCAGGTCTCTCTCTTTCTGGATCTAAAACCTCATACTTTTTTAAGTGACCTTCTAAGTACATAGCTCTCTCAACATGATCTAGCGTATACTTTACACCAGTGTCTGCTTCAATTGCAGTTCTTACGTAGAACACATCTGACTTAGGTATGTGTACACGATCCATTTGTCTTGGATCATTACTAGCTAAAGCTTCATAAAACTTGTCTAAAACATCCTCAGATGCATATAGTTTTATTCTTTTAGCCATTAAAGTCAACACTTATTTGATATTACATAGGAATAAAGTGGTACGTGCTGCAAATACTACATTAGGAGTAAAGGAGGGAGAGATTGTAGTAGCTACTTAAAGCCTTACAACACGTACCAAGGTGGTAACTTATACAAATGGAAAAGGAATAACCAACCAGAGAGAAAAACCACTTGTACTTTTTTTTAGTTACTACGAATATAATAGTTTATACGGAAATAATGGTCAATAGGGTAGTTAAACTTTTTTTAGTTTTTATTTATATTTAGTTAAACTTTCCTAAGTCCACTATTATCATTTAATATACTTTTATTTAGTTTAACTTTTTAGTTCTTACTATCTTTTTTACGTATTTACTATAAAAGTTTAACTATAAGTTACTACTACTACGTAGTTATATCTAAAAAAACTACCTGTGCAACCCCTAAAATGCATTTCTTGTAAGTTTTTTCCTGGTATGTACCCTTTATGTAACACTTTATCCCAGGCAATACTAGATAGGACCGATTCGGTCTTACTTTAAAGTGGTAAACACCTACTACATACGTATATACACCAAAAAAAGGCCAGACTAAAAAATCACTTCTGTGTGTTTATACATATATACTAACGTACCCACCGCCGATG